CACGACACACTCGTCTTCGATCTGCCGACCGATGCTCTCGGCGATCTCCCTGGCATTGAAGACGGCAGTGGAGACATACCCCACCGATGACACGTTGCTCTCGCTGGGGATGTGGAACGCGCCCATCAGCCCTCCTGCGGGAACGCGGGCCGACTGACGTCGATCAGGTCTTCCTTGATGCCGGTCACGACCATCTCGTGGGCACCCTTGAAGCCTTCCCAGTCACTGTGCTGCTGCACGAACCGGATAGCACCGGCTCGATCCTCTGTGTCCAGCGCTCGCAGGTCAGCGAGCGTGCCCTCTTCACCCACGTGGATCACGCAGGTCTCGTACAGCGGCGGGATCTCATCCTTGGAGATCTTGCCGAGCACCATCTTGAGCAGGAACACGGGGTTCTCAAGCTCAGGGTTGTCGGTCGTGATGACCACGTTGTCCCCGACGTAGGTGATGAGTCGCCCGAACTGGATGTCATCATCGATGACCTCCTCATCCATGCGGTGATGGATGGCGCACTCATCACCCTGGGGGCAGTCCTCGCCGTTCAGGTCGATTGACGCGAACGCTTCCTCGAAGATCTTCTCAGCCTCAGCTTCGGCGGAATTGATCTCCGGAGTCTCGTCAGTCATTTACCTTCTCCTCTTCGTCCTCATCCACCGGCGTGGCGTATGCGTACTTGAACACCACTTGGCCGGACTCACCTACACGACATGCCCAGTCAGGCACGTCGTACTCTTGCACTCGGAATCCCGCCGCAACAAGTGCGGGGATAGAGTCCTCGAACCAGAAGCGCAGACTCCTCCAAGAGTCTGTGCCACAGATCTCGTCCTCGTTGATTCCGTGAAGCCTCGCATCCCAGAAGGGGGTGGGCTTGTCTTCCCGGCCGTTCATCGCGTTGCACACCAGGTCCTGAGCGTACGCCACGGCGTCACGGTACCTACCGAAGTTATTAACGTCAGCAAGTGGCCCGCAAGCGTGCTTGGTACGCGCATCCTGCACCGTGGCGTGCTCGATACGGTAAACGATCATTGTCCCTCTCCCTTTAGAGACCGGCACCACTGTGATGCCGTCGCAACGCTCCCCCAAAGGGGAGCGCTCCGAGTGGTCACAGTACACTACTTCAGACTGCGCTGCACGTCTTGCAGTAGTTCGATCAGCACGCTGATGGCACGCTGTTCCACCTCGACGCCAGACTCATACCAGTAGCTACGCTCCTTGTCTTCCGCCCTGCTGAGCAGAAGCGCAAGCAGATCTTCACTAGACATAGAGCACCTCATCATCGTTGAGCCAGTCATAGGACTGCACCTTGCGGCGGTCGTCCCCAAGATCCCGGATGTCCTCACAGGTGCCGGAGCAGACGAAGACATCGTCCGGCACAACTGTGCTGCACACCAGGCAACGAGAGGGTTCCTCGATGATGGGAGTCTTCCTGAAAGCCATGTCATGCTCCTATTCAAGCGCCACCAGCATGGTGGCCGTGCCTGTAGTGGGGATCGCACCCACTCTAAGCCCCTAGGGACAGGCTGTCAAGCTACCAGTCAGACTGATCCGCACCAAGGTCGGTGGGGACAAGCTGCTTGGTTTCGTCGTCCACGAACAGGTTGCTACCACCAAGGTCGGCGAGGCCGGTAACCTTTCCGATCTGATCGCGAACTTGCCAGTAGTCTACGCCGTTCTCGGCGGCGTAGAAGTTGACCCTGGAGAGATTCCGCGTGAATCGTTCGATAGCGATCACGCCTCGCTTCTCACCCACAGGGAAGTAGGTGAGCTTGGGCAGTCGAGAGTGCTTGGGCATCTTGCAAGAGATGTAGATCCTCTTCCAGTTCTCCCACTCGCCCTCGTTTGTCTGCCATCCGTCCGAGAGCATGGACTGCTGCACCTTGTACACAACGCCGGAAGGCGCCAGGTATGCGGTGCGGTAGCAGCCCTCTCCGAGGTACGTCCATCCTTCTGGCGCCGTAGTGTTGCCGTAATCGTAGCGATCACGGACGTTACGGTACCAGTGCTCGATGAACTGAGCCTCTTCGGCATTGCCGATCATAATCACTCCTGTGATCATGCTGGGGGACATCCCTGCGATGTCCCTTTGCGCCTTGCCACGGACTCGCACCGTGGTGTGGCTGCTCAAGGCTATGGCTACTAGTAGCCAAAGTCAATGGGGATGAGGAGTTCTGTCCCATCTTCCACCATCACGTTCTGCTCGTGCATGTCGCCGAGGCCGTATGTGGTTTCAAGATTCCACATGAGGTCTCTCGCTACGTCGGGGATGCTATAGAAGTCCCCGCCGTAGAACTCGTCAAGCGTGGAGCCAGCGATGCACTCCATCGCCATAACTCCATCCACGCGGTTGCCACGCTCGTAGAACGAGCACAGCGGGAGTCGGGTACCAGCGGGCGCGGGCTTAGTGTATGCCTGCTGAACGCTGACCCACTCCGACTCATTGGACTGGCCGCTAGTCGGACGGTGCTGCACCTTGTAGGCAACGCCATCCGGCGACCGCCACACGGACCTGAACGAGCCGCTACCCAGGTACTCCCAACCCTCGGGAGGATTCTCCTGCGCGTCGTCGCTGGGCCTGCACCAGTCACTCATGTGAGAACGCACCCACTCGTGGATGAATTCTGCATCCCTGGCATTGCCTACCATAATCACTCCTGTGATCATGTGGGGGAGCGCCCTTATGGCGCTCCTTTGCGGGTGCTCGGGACTCGAACCCGAGAGTGTGCCACTCACCCTTGCCGTTAGCGGAAGTCCACATCCGGCAGGATGGTCTCAGGCTTGAAGACCACCCGGTACTGGTAGGTGCTAGCCTTGATCGGCTGACCCTGTTCCACTGTGTACGTGACGTTGTTGGACAGCCCCGCGAAGAACTTCTTGTAGTGGCCGGGGCTGGTCTTGCAGATGGCCACCAGCTTCTTGGCGTCGCCGGTGTCGATTGAGCACGCACCGGTGATCACCATAAGGTACTTGTCGGTGATGCCGTTGATCACGACAATCCGACGGTTGACCTCGAAGTTGTCGGCAGCCTTAGACACGTTCTTGGACGCAACATCTGCGTCCGACGAACACGCCGTAGCACCGACACCAAGGAGGATCGCCCCAGCAACAGCCGCAGCGATCTTACCCTTACGCATGTGTCCTCCAGGACTTGAATTTGTCCCACACTACTGAGATCAGCAGTATGCCCATGAAGATCCCCCAGAAGTTCGTGAGGACCCATTCTAGGGTGTCTATCATGCTGTCCTATCCCTTATTCAGGGGCACCCCTGAAGGGTGCCCACGTGCCCTGCGCCGGATTCGAACCGGTCAGTCTCTCCACACAGGGCTGTACATGCCCCACAATCTGCTGTGTGGGACCTTCCACAGCCTAGTAGGGCATCGGCCTGCCACTAGGCGTGCGGGTGTCTATCGGGGGCTCGGGGGGCCGCTTAGGCGGCCTCTGTACCCTGATTTGTTTCGACACGGATCTCACTCTCGTTGGCGATGTCCCACACGGCGATCTCGCCACGTTCGGCCGCCAGGTAAAGAGCATCCTCGCGGTTGTCAACGTGGTCTGACGCGTCGATGTAGATCGTGCCGTCTGCCACGTCAACCCAGCTACCGAAGTAGCGGGACTCAGTGCCACCAACGAACCAGGCGATGTCGCCACGGTCCACGCGAGACTTGTCACTGAAGATCAGCGACGGACGGATGCCACCCACCCAATAGCCGGTGGTCGGCATCTCTTCCTTGCCATCGTCGTGAGTGATGAACGTGTCCACGGTTCCGTCCACACCCTCGATGGCCATTTCAGCCAGGATGCGGGCAGTCTCGTAAGCGTTCATGATGTCCTCCTGTGAACCACCCGTACAGGGTGTCTGTACAGGTTAGTGGGCGCCCCGGACTTGAACCAGGGTGTAGGCCATTCGCCCGGATGTTGCTAGCGTCCAAGGCCAACGGCCTCAAACAGGTGCTCCCCCAAGTGCAGGTGTTCGAAGAACGCCAGGGGGAGAAGTGCGAACACACCAGCGAGGATGTAGTCATCCACCTTGGTGCGGACGTGGTGCGCCTTCAACTTGGCGTTCTGACGCCAAGTGATGTCGATCTCCACGTGCAGACCGAACACAGCCGGGTGAAACTCCCGGTGAACGTGCCCCAGTCGCGGGTGACGACGCACCACGTGAACGCGGTGTCCGTCGATTGCGTGCTCTACGACGTGGCTGAGTCGCCACATCTGGCCAGTCTCCTTACCCTGGATCGCAACAACTCGCGAACCAGGCTGGATTTCCTCGCCCTGAGCATTGATCAGTCGCATGACACTGCCTTCCGGTTGTTTGTCTGCCCGCTGATCAGCGGATCCCTTAAGGTGCTATCGCTTACGTGCCTGCCTGAGACTCGAACTCAGGTGTATGCCGTTCAGGCTCACCCTCACACCATGAATGGCAGCGTGAGGATTGTCAAGCAGTACAGCGCGATGATCGCAAGCCAGATGCGGTTCATGGGCGCCCCTAACGATAGTTGATCGTGTAGGCCATGTGGTAGATCGCCATAAAGGCGATCACCACCACGGCATTGCGGGTGATCAGCAACAGCATGTGCTCCCGCATGATCAAACCTCTTCGTCTTCGAGGAACTCAAGAGCAAGATCCGCAACTGTGCGGTGCGTGCTCGGGTAACCTGTGGTGAGCGTGTCATCCATGAGCACCGTGTCGTTACGGAGGATGGTTACCTCCCAGTCACCCGTATAGGCGTGACCCACAGTGCCGCCGCCGATCTTGTCGACGCGGATCACGTACTCACCAGAGATGGTTGAGTATTCCCTCATCACTTACCCTCTCCCGTGCCGTAGCAGTGCATCCAACCACCTTGGCGGTAGCTGTACCAGTCATGCTCCTTGTGCGGCTCATCTCCGGGAGTGTTGGTCCCGTAGCCGCACCAGAACACGCTGCGTCCGCCCTTGCCAACTGCGCAAGCGCCGACACACTGTTCGGTCACATCACGAGTGTTCATGATGTCGTCCTTCCCTCGGTCGGCTGAGATGCCGTGTCAACGGCCCCCTAAGGGGCCGCTCACCCTGGTCTCAGACGTGTTGTGCCTAGTAGGGCAGGAGAGCGATACGCGCCCTCTCTGCGGCCTGGTAGTACCCACCCAGTCGCCACATGAGGAAGTCTCCCTCTGCGGTGAAGTGGGTCTGGACTGAGCGAATCTGCTCGTTCCAGTCACGGAGTGCCTGCTGAGCTTCGAGCCTTGCGGCACGCTCAGCAATGCGGGACTCCACGTAGAACTCGTCCATGACGATCTCCTAGTCTCTGCGGAACCAAGAGGGAGCACCAACCAGGGGCGACCCAAAGGGTCTGCCTGGTCTGACTGATGCCCCCGATGGCTCTTACAGGGAATTTGGACTGCACTGGATCAGTTGTAGCCGTGGGGACAAGTCCTGCGCCCCCTCAAGGGGCGCCGTAACCTCCGGCACTACTTCCGCCACCCAGTGCGGCACGCTGTTCAGTTCTCAAAGATCAACCCTGGAGTTCTCCGACTGCCCCGGATACTGTCCCGTTCACACGTTATGACCGCATGTAACGTTCACCGGAGCCCTCCGAGTGCGTTACGCACCCTCGGGAAGGTCCCTCCTGATCCCTGTAGCCCCAACCCCCTGCGGGGCCGTTCCGGCTACCGTGATCACTTGCTGTTGTTGTGCATCACGAACCTCTCATGCGCTTGGCCTGCTGTCAAGCTCCCCGACCAAGAATCTCTGTGAGCGTCTCTCGCGTCGTTTTAGGCCACTAGGGCTGTCCCGCTTGAGCGTTGCTCGTGAGGCTCTGTGAGGGGCCCTTGCGGGCCCCCCCTTGGGGGTCTCTCTCGCTTGCCTTGCTGTTGAGTTGTGGTGACAACGAGAACAATCCTCTTTGCAGCATGTCTTGTCTACCTTCCCAGGTCAGACGTGGTGTGATGCTTGATCACTTCACTCGATTCGCGAGAGCTACACCTAGCCTCAATCGCAAACCTGCTGGTCAGGGACTCGGGCGGGCCGACTCTAGGGAGGCCCTCACGTTGAGCTCAAGGACGTCTGACCTGGGAAGATGATGAGTTTCCATGATTCTTTTGGTAGCTCTGGAGAGCAAAGATCTTACATGTTGTACAGAACCCCTTGGATCCAAGGTGGATAGACTCGCAGGCTCTCACGATCCAAGGTCATCAGGCAGAAGATCCGTTGATACTCAGGTCTAGCCTGGGTCTTACCTTGGTTTGCTGTAGCCATCCACGCAGGACATGGATAGCCCTGGAGAGGAACCACGCGCGCGCGTGTGCACGCGTAGGGGCGCTGGTCACGTGACCAATAGACAGTCCACCCTCGCAGATGCCAGCTTATTGGACACTTTGCCTAGCATATGCAGCCCTGATCGTACGTTCTGCCTAGCATGTGCGGCTCTAGCCCTACATATGCATGCATGCCCTTGCATATGTATGCACACTGATGCTCGGTCGAGCAGGCATGTGCTCAGATGAGCGCACATCTCACCACAAGCTGGGGCACAGCATGCCAAGTCGGACAAGGCTGGACATTGCATGACGTGTGGGCATATATTGACCCGGGGGTTTTAAGGTGGCGCCGGGTGGGTAGGGGTGAGACCCCTCGGAAATGTACCATGGAATGTACCACCCAAAGTGCACACAGAGTAGCCATGTGAGACCAGATCCATCACTCTGCGTAGATAGTTGGTAAAGAGATGGTCACGAACCCGGACCGACAACCCAGGTCCGCCCCTACTCTATATATGGCCCCCCGGAGGCATGCCCTGAGTTGATATGTCGGACGTGAACTACCGCTACTCACCATGCAGGTGAGGGACCCCCTAAGGGGGCCCTGACATGAGAGACCATGGTAACTGGTACCGCTAACGCGGAATCACTCCCCGCTATATTACCCACGGCCTTGCGGCCGTGGAGTCCTGATCGTCCACATCAATAGTGAGCCGTCCATATCAAGTACGGACACACAAGGAGGCTCACATGGCAAAGGTCTACGTTGATGGCGACGGGAAGATCGTCGAACCAGTCAAGGTGGAGAAGAAGCGCGGACGGAAGCGCAACCGCACGACGGGTGAGAAGAAGGACACGATCCTCACTTACCTGAGGAATGGCCTCCCTGTGGCCAGGGCCCTTGAGGACCTGGGCATCACGGGGCAGACTGTCCAGTACTACAAGAACTCTGACAACGTCTTCAGGGCTGAGTACGAACGCCTCCGCCTGATGGCGGTGGCTGGAGCCGAGGCCGGTAAGGTCGAGGTCCCAGACTTCCCTGAGTTCTGCATGACGTACATGGACACTCAGCTCTTCAACCATCAGCTTCAGTGGTACGACGTCCTTGAAGGCCGAGAGCCTCGGAACCTCCACGAGAACCAGGTGTTCAAGCAGGGCGACCCCGGCATGATCATAGTAAATACTCCCCCGGAGCACGCGAAGTCCACGACCATCACGGTGAACTACACGACCTGGCGAATCTGCCAGGACCCGAACATCCGCATCATCATCGTGTCGCAGACGCAGGAGATGGCCAAGCGATTCTTGAGGGCCGTCAAGGACCGCCTCTCCGGAGTGAACCCGTCCTATCGTAAGCTCCAGGCAGACTTCGCCCCCGAGGGGGGCTTCGACGCCAACAGTGCTAGCTGGACGGCCGACAGCATCTACGTGAACGCCGAAGCCCGAGACTCCGGTGAAGCTACACCGACAGTCCAGGCTCTCGGCATGAACGGCCAGATCTACGGTAACCGCGCTGACCTCATCATCCTCGACGACACCGTGACGGGAAAGAACGCTCATGAGTTCGAGAAGCAGATCGACTGGATCCAGCGAGAGGTCATCAACCGACTCAGCTACCCTGGAGGCACTCTCCTCCTGGTGGGCACGCGTCTTGCGCCAGTCGAGCTCTACTCCGAGATCCAGAAGCCTGAGTGGTACGGCCAGGACGAAGAGAGTCCTTGGACCTACCTCACCCAGCCCGCTGTACTGGAGTTCGCAGAAGATCCCGACGACTGGGTTGTTCTCGCACCCTTCACCAACCGACCCCCAGTCTCGCTGGGATCAAGAAAGCTGGTGGAGGCAGGAGAGGATGGACTTTACCCCTGGCACTCAGGCAAGGCGCTAGCAAGGCGCCGAGCCACAAGCTCGGCCCAGAACTGGAAGATGGTCTATCAACAGGAGCAGGTGGTTGAGGATGCAATCTTCCCCGCCAATAAGGTGGCAGCTTCCATCGACGGAATGCGAGCAGCGGGGCTCATGTCGCCAGGCGCTCCCGGACACCGTCCTCACGGGATGGACGGCCTCTACGTCGTTGGCGGCTTTGACCCGGCTATCACCGGGCACGCCGCAGCCATCGTTCTTGGTGTCGATCGAATGTCCGGCATGCGGTATGTCCTCGACGTATGGACTGCCCCAAACCAGAAGCCAGACGACCTCTTCGACAAGCTGAAGGACTGGACGGTCAAGTACCATATGCACGAGTGGGTCATCGAGAAGAACGCGATGAACCTGATGGTGACGCAGAACCGAGAACTGAGGAACTTCCTCGGGTCCCGAGGCTGTATCCTCAAGGAACACTTCACTGGCTCCAACAAGAACGACGCCGACTTCGGCGTCGCCTCTATGTCCATGCTGTTCGATGGCGCCCTCGAAAACCGAGGGCTCATCCGGCTCCCTAGCCGCTCTGCCGCTGAGGGAGTCAAGGCTCTGGTCGAACAGCTCACCACCTGGTTCCCGCAGTCCAAGGCCAAGCAGGACACGGTCATGGCACTGTGGTTCGCAGAGACGCGAGCACGCGAGCTGGTAAACGACATCGAGTCGGTGTTCCACCTGAGCAACGAGTATCAGTCCCCCAGAGATAAAGAGAAGCAGACCACGATCGATCTGGACTATCTGAGCCAGACGTCGGCCTTCGGAGGCAACGGAGAGTTCTGGAACTGAGGTGAGATCATGCGCTGGATAGTTCATACCTGGGGCATGATCTGGCCCAACCTCGTGGCATCCCTACTCTGGGTACCCGCCACGTTCGTGCACATAACACGCTCGAACAAGAAGAGCCTCAAGCTGTACCTCGGCAAGGCGCCGGGAGACGATAACCAAGGAGTAGGATCTGATGATTCACGGGATTGACGTAGCGAACTACCAGTCCTCCAACTACAACACGGATGGCCAGTCCTTCGTCTTCGTGAAGGCCACTGAGGGTACCTCGTACGTGAACGAGAAGTACCGCGACCAGCTTGCTCACGGGCGAGCCAAGGGGCTCGCCATCGGTCACTACCACTTCGAGCACCACGGCAATGTCTCCGATCAGGCCAACTACTTTCGCCTGCACGCAGACGTTCGGCCTGGCGAGATCATCGCTCTCGACTGGGAGCAGCGCGGCCTCAACACCGCCGACAAGGATGCCTGGCTGCGGACCATCAAGAGCAAGTACCCGAACAACAAGGTGATCCTCTATACCTACACTTCGATGTGGAAGGGTGTCGACTCGTCCAGCTTCGTGCAGGATGGCCTGTGGATCGCTGACCCGAACCACGCGGCCGGTCACCCGGCCGTCACCCACGACTGGGTGTTCCACCAGTACAGCTCGGCTGGCGGCATCGACCACAACGTGGCCAAGTTTGCCACGCTGGACGAGCTGAAGAAGTGGGCAGGCGTTAAGCCTGCCGCCCCCAAGCCTGCTCCGGTCTACGCCGCCTTCCCGGGCGACAAGTACTTCTTCTACGGCCGCACCTCTAAGCTCGTCACCGAGGTCGGCAAGGCTCTCGTGCGGGCTGGCTACAAGGGCTACAAGGTTGGCCCTGGGCCGATCTTCGGTCCGGCCGATCGCAAGGGCATCAAGTGGTTCCAGACCCAGCACGCCGAGCTTAAGGGCGACGCCGACGGCCACTTCGGTCCGATCACCTGGCGCCTTCTGAAGGTTGGCCAGCCTAAGTAATCCAAGGAGGTATCATGGCGAGTTCTCACGACAACATCTTCGCCCGCGTTGAAGCTCTTCGCCGTGCAGCCTCGGATCGAGACCAGAGGCACCGAGACGTCCACGACGTCCGGTCAGGTGACATTGATACTGTCATCCCGGGCTCCATGCCCGAAGCCTGGCCGAAGCCGATTGTTGCAAACCTGATCGACACCAGCGCTCGTGACCTCGCAGAGGTCATGGGCACCATGCCTTCGGTGAACAGCACGACTGGCATCATCACCACAGACAAGGCCAAGAAGTTCGGTGGCAAGAAGACCAAGATTGCCAACTACTACATGCAGTCGTCCGGCCTCAACGCTGGCAAGCAGGTCGAGCTGGCGGACCACTACACGACCTACGGTCTGGCGATCTACGCGATCGAGCCCGACTTCAAGGAGAAGCGTCCGCACATCCGGGTGGAGAACCCGATGGGCGTCTATCCCGAGACCGACATGTTCGGCCGACTCAAGAGCTACAGTAAGGTCTGGCGAGAAGAGGCCATCAGCCTCGTCTCTAAGTTCCCCGAGCTGATCCGTTACCTTCAGACCAATGAGGTCGGCCAGACCGACCTCGGCTGGGCTGAGCGTGAGATCGAGCTTGTCAAGTACACGGATGATGAGCGCATCATCCTCTACATGCCCAACCATGGCAACCGGGTCATCGACGAGATGCCCAATGTCCTTGGTCGAATCTTCGTGTCCATAGGCCAGCGACCTGGATACGACAACGAGACTCGTGGCGCTTACGATGACGCCATCTGGGTCCAGCTCGCTAAGGCTCGCATGGCCCTCCTGGGCCTGGAGGCCACAGAGAAGACTGTGCGCGCTCCTCTCGCAGTTCCGCGCGACGTCCAGAAGATGACGTTCGGCGATGACGCGGTCATCCGTACTGACAACCCTGACAAGATTAGGCGGGTCGGTATCGACGTCCCGCAAGCAGCGTTTCAGGAGGGCCAGGTCCTTGAGCAGGAACTTCGCACGGGCACACGCAGCCCCGAGGTTCGCTCTGGGAACCTGGATGCCAGCGTCATCACCGGCAAGGGCGTACAGGCCCTCATGGGTGGGTTCAACACCGTAGTCACCACCGGGCAGACCGTCATCGGCGAGACCCTTCGCCACGCCCTTATGCTCGCATTCGAGATGGACCAGAAGCTCTGGCCCAACGAGAAGAAGACGATCAGGGGCACTGCGCAGGGTACGCCGTTCGAGGAGACGTACATCCCTAACAAGGACATCAACGGGAACTACACCGTGGATGTCACGTACGGCTTTGCTGCCGGTCAGGATCCCGCACGAGCTATCGTCGGTCTCCTTCAGCTTCGTGGTGACCAGCTCATCTCCAGGGACTTCTTCCAGCGTCAGCTTCCGATGGGGATCGACGTGGTCCAGATGCAGACCCAGATCGACAACGAACAGTTCACCGACGCGCTGAAGCAAGGGATGATGGGCTACGCTCAGGCCATCCCTCAGATGGCCCTACAGGGGCAGGCCGATCCAGTCGAGGCTCTCGCCAAGATGGCCAAGCTGATCGAGCTACGGGAGAAGGGAGAATCGGTACACGATGCGGTTCTCAAGGTCTTC